ACTACTAGAGCGACAGTCTAAAAATGTTCAAGCCAACGCAAACATTAGCCGCCTTATGCGAAAAATCCTTTTTTATGCATGGCAAGCGGATCCTTCAATTCTCAAAAAACCAACAATCAATCACTACGCAAAGTTTTGCGATTTTAATACAGAAATCTATGAGTCAGAACAATCAAACGAGCAATAAAATAACAATAGGTGGCATCTATGAGCACATCACTACAGGTGTGCAGTGCCAGGTAACGGATATAAGGAAAACCGTACACACTGCCGAAATTGGCGAAACCCCGAAAGTAACGGAAAATGTGGAGTACGAACGCTTTACGTCTGTAGATGGCAAAACAGGTTTTTACAAACCGAAACATGTATTTGAAACCATGTACCGTCGCATCGACATAGAATTGTAGCTATGAAAAAAATAACAATCGAAATCAACCCGATGTATGCGGATAAAATGCCAGTCTTTTGCGAAGCCGCCAACGACCTCATTAAGGGTACAAATGTGCAGTATTCCACTAAAGGCTTAAGCATAGAGTACGATAGTTTAGAATCGCTCTTTGCAGTAGCTAAATTCTACGGACAGTTCACAGTCCTCTTCGATGTAAAACAAGCTGAACAGCTTAAACAATTAATAACGAATAACTAATAACTCATAATCATGAAATTAGAAGATAAAATACAACAAAAAAGAGCCATGGAAGAATGGTTAAGCAATGAAGAGAACATTCTGAATCCAAATTACAAAGCAAGGGTAATGGCGTACCTTAAGTATAAAAGAGCGTTGGACTTACAAATGAAAGTAATTGAGAAAAGTCCGAACATCACCCCACAGATCGAAAGTATAATCAAAGAAGAGCGCACACGCTTTTTTCCTGATGCGGTTATGGTCGAAAAATGGTATCACTACGACATTATAAACTCCGCCGAATACAACTGGTACATGGACATACTCGAATCACAACTTAAAAACATCAGTGCATCTGTGGTAAAAAAACATTAGTGCATTAGAGGCTCAAAAACTTAAAATAAAATGATAAAAAAGAAAATCAAAAGGCAGCTCAACGAAATGTTCAAAGAATACCGATTGAAATACAAAGAGTGGACAGAAGAACAGGCCGATGCCAGACTGCAAATAATTAAAAAGCACATGCTCAAATTACGTGAGCTAACCAACGACGATATTGAACTTGACGACCTTTTTAATTCATAAAAAAAATGAAAACTCCACACATACAAGAATCCGTTCCGAACCTTGCAAAAATGCAAGCCGAAATAACCCAAAAAGAGGTTGACGATTTACTGGCTGAATATGAAAAAAATCTGGCACTTGTCTGCGCTGCCATTAGTAAGAGAATATCCGAAATTTCAGAACAGCCGACCCCAAACCCCTAAAAGGGGCTTAAAAACTGAAAAGAAATAAAAAAAGCCCCTCGTAGGGGTTGGGGTCGAAACTAATTCATAATTCGTAATTCGTAATTAATAATTCGTAATTAAAATGATAGTAACAGCAATCAAGTACAATCCGGTGCTAAAACGCTTAGTAGTAACCTATGCAAACGGCACAACAGCAACATACAAAGGCGAACTAGCCAAGCAAATGTATCTAAAACTTGTAAACAGTTAACAGTAATCAGTAAACAGTAAGCAGTTAACAGTTAACAGTAAACAGTAAGCAATTAACAGTAACAAGCAACCTGTAACCTGCAACCTGTAACCTGCAACCTGCAACCTGCAACCTGTAACAAGCAACAAGCAACAAGCAACCAGTAACCAGTAACAAGTAACAAGTAACAAGCATGAACAAACAGCAAATAGCCTTTATCGAAAATAAGCTTTGCATTCCGGCAGCTTGGCTCTACACGGAGCAGGCTGCCGAAAATGGCAGGGAAGCTGTTCAGTTCCCGGCTCTTTTGACTAAAACGAATTATGAAAAAAGAGTTACACGCAAACAAATCCATACACTCGGACACCCGGGACCTAACAAGCCCGCTATGGTGGTATTCGATAGATTGGATGAGCGTATGCAAAGCGAACTAACTGCACGCCTTGGCGAAAGCCCTTACAAACTAGCAAAGCGCAATTTAATCGAACGCTCCATTACACCCGATGCCTTGTCGGCTGATTTTTTCAACCGCTACGTAAAGCCCGATGGCAGCTACATAGCACCCGAACGCCAACGTGAATACATGGTTACGGCTTGGATTTTCAATTCCATCACTCATATTCTCAATAATCGCCGTTCGATGCAATTCAAAGTAATTGGCAAAACGAAAGGTGCTATTTGGAACTACTTCAATGAGGAGGTGCAGGCGTTAAGCAAAGAAGATTTTCCTCACAAATTGCCTAGCAGTCCCAAAAGGCTCAAAGACAAATACGACCGCTACATGGCTGAGGGGTTTGAAAGTTTGGTACACAAAAACGTTGGCAACCAATCGGCTCTAAAAACTACTTTGGAAGAGCAGGAGGCTGTATTGGCTAAACTAATTATGCACCATAACAATTTAGACAACGAACAAATAGCAAGCCTTTACAATGTATTTGCAAAGCCTATGGGATGGAAAACAATCACACGTGGCACGGTAGCCAACCGTAAAGAGAAAAACGAAGTACTGGCAACCGTGGGCAAACATGGATTGACTGAATTTAGAAACACTCAATCCATGCAAGTGAAACGCTCCGCACCATCAGCAGCTTTGTACTATTGGACTTTGGACGGTTGGGACGCTGAATTGCTTTACCAAAAAACCGAAATCGACAGCAAAGGGCATTCCTTTACTTCGTACCACAACCGCCCTACCGTTGTAATCGTATTAGATGCCGTTTGCAAGTATCCGGTGGGCTATGCAATTGGCACACACGAAACTCCGCATTTAATACGTGAGGCGTTGCACAATGCTATTTTACATACTAAGGAACTCTTTGGCGACTACCACAAACCTTACCAACTTCAAAGCGACCATTATGGTAAAGGTGTACTCACTCCGCTTTATACGGCTTGCAGTGTACATTACACTCCCGCACGTGTTAAGAATGCGAAAGCGAAAATTATAGAGCCGTACTTCAAATACATCAACAAACAATTTGCTCAATTACAGCCCAACTGGTCAGGTTTTGGAATCACTTCTACTAAAAAGAATCAGCCCAATACCGAAGCCGTGAATATGAAAAAACATTCGTTCCCTGATTATGAAGGTGTACGCTACCAACTCTCTATGATCATCGAAGCGGAGCGCAAAATCAAAATTGAGGCGTACCGTAAGGCATTCACTAAAATGGACATCAACAAACAAAGCAAACTAACCGAAATGCAACTATTCGACCTCTTTGGCGAAAGTACAGGCTTCACAAATCGCCTCACTCCATCGGGTTTGTATTGCAAAATACTTGGCGAAGATAAATGTTTCGATTCTTTCGATATGGATTTCCGAATGAAAGCCTTTAATGTGGATTGGACTATCAAATACATTCAGGGCGAACCCTCAAAAGTACTGGCAGTAAATCCCGAAGGTACTTTGAAATTCATGCTACAAGAAAAATTCATTCAACCCATGGCACTTGCCGACCGCAAACAAGGCGATGCGCTTCAATTACAGGAAGTACGCAACTACAATCAGTTGCTTGAGCAAAAGGTATTCGATTATACCAAGCATAACAACGAAGTGATTGAGAATGTATTAAACGATGAGCGCATCGAAAATACACTCACTAAAATACTCATTACCGACAGCCGAGGCAGGCACAAAGACAACAAAAGCCAAGCCCGCTTACAAAAATCGGTAGTAGAATTAGAAAAAAACAACCAAAAACAACAGCAAAAACAAGTAAAAGTCATCGAAAAGACTTTCAAAAACGAGCGAGAAGACTACTTAAATGAAAAGGTGGACATTTCGCAATATTTAGACTAAGAAAACAATCTTGAAACAACATATAAAAAACAACAAAAACATGAACCCACTACAAAAACAACAAATCCGTGAAGCCATTGAAGCTTATTTACTACGCAATACCATGTCAGCCGCTGACTTTGCTAGGCTTTCTAAAGTAAGCGAAGCTTATTTATCTTCAATCCGTGCGGGCAAAGAAACCCACGAAGCGGGCAAAGGAAAAACCGTTACCATAGCCGACAAATACTACTACAATTTGGCTAATTTCATGGGCATCAGTTTTGAAAAGGTGTATTGGAAAACAGAACCAACCCTTGAGCTGAAAAACATTATGAGTACCTTACAAGATGCTCAAAGTTTCGGTTACACCAACGTAATAATTGGCGAAACAGGTTCGGGAAAATCGTACGCCGCTCGCTTATTCGAAAAGAAAAACCCAAAAGATTTTTTCCTTGTTACGGTTGGGCAGTCCGATAATTTGGGCGACCTTATCGACAAAGTAATCGAAAAACTAAACATTACCGATGTGCCACGTTCCAAGTCCACCAAGCTTCGCTTAATTGCCAAAGTTATGCGAAACATGAAACTCTCTGGGCTTAATCCTGTTCTTTGTTTCGATGAAGCCGAATACATGAAACAACCTGCCCTTTGTGCCATGAAGGAACTCTACGATGCGCTGACTGGTTCGTGTGCTATTCAAATGATAGGAACAGACCAATTGATACGAAAAATAGACCAACTACGCAAAAAAAACAAGGACGGCATTCCTCAATTGTATCGCCGTATTAAATTCGGTATTCGGGTGTTACCTGTAATTGATAGAACGTTTAAATTGTTTTTAAACGGTGTAGAACCAGCACTAGTGAAGTTCTTACAACAAAATTGTAACAATTATGGCGAACTGCACGATGTGCTAGTACCTGCAATGCGTGAAGCCGACCGCCTAGGTCAAGAACTGACAGAAGAATTGGTACGTACTGTGTTGAACATGCCTTTAATCCCTACTCAATGGACGGTATAAAACTAAAAAAATCGAAGTCCCCAAAGGAACTAGCAAGTATGAAATTCAAAGCAATTGGTTTGGAAGGCGAATGGCTCAGGCATCTAGGCAACGCCGTTAAAGAAGGTTCATGGTTCATCTACGGACCTTCCGGTAACGGGAAAACGCATTACGCTTTACAGCTTGCCAAGTACCTAGCTCAGTTTGGGCGTGTAACTTACGATTCTGTAGAGCAGGGCGAATCTGACACCATGCGGGCAGCTTTCGAGCATGTAGGAATGATAGATGTAAACGGCAAAATGGAACTCTTAAACAAAGAAAGCTTAGAGGAACTAATTTACAGGCTCAAACGTCCAAAATCGCCAAGCTTTATATTCATCGACTCTTTACAAACTTTGCGCTTCGACCGCAAAGGACAACGTGGAGTTACTTATGCCGATTATCGCCAACTTATGGAAATGTTCCCAAAGAAACTTTTCATTTTCATATCAAAGGCAAAAGGCTTAAACCCTTGGAACGATATGGCACTAAACATAAAATACGATAGCCACATCAAAATTTGGGTCGAAAACTACTACGCCAACATCGAAACCACCCGCTACGCCAACGGCGGCGAAGTCTTCGACGTATGGAAAGACAGGTAATTATTAATGAATAATGAATAATGAATAATGAATAATTATCTGTGCATCTGTGGCACAAACAAAAAGCCCCTTTCAGGGGTTGGGGTCGAACAATTTAACAATACAATCCATGAAAAACAAACTAATAGCAAAATACCATGTACTGGCTAAGCATCTAAACGACGATGAGCGCATGGCACTACTTTCGGCATACGATGTAGAAAGTTCAAAAGACTTGAGCCCAAAGCAACTGATTGAATTAATCAATCGGCTCGAAAACAAAACAGACCCCGACAGCGACCGATGGCGTAAGCGAGTGTTGGCAGCGATTGGAGCGTGGCTTCGCCGTACCAACCAAACCGAAACCTCCGACAAAATAAAGGCAATAGCCTGCCGAGCTGCACAAAACGACAATTTCAACAAAATACCAATCTCAAAACTCCGAGCCATTTACTCAGAGTTCACTAAAAAAGAACAAACCGCCACAAATATTCAAACAATGCAAACCGAATTTTGGGCACATCAAGCAAGTAAAAATTAACTTTTAAAACAAATAAAATGAAACAAAAAGGGAATATTTGGATAGACCAAGCAGGTAAAGAAATCGACACATGGGCGATTAATCCTATTTTGAAAATAGAGGAAAAACACGCACAGAAAGTGATTGCTTTAGCTTTTAAAGCTGAAAAGGCTTTAATAGAACTCGACAAACAAATTCATTTGTCGATTACAGAAGTCTTTCAGGCGAAACTAAAAGATGCTGAAATGAAAGAATACAAACGTATGCCAACGCCAAAATCTTTGTCTTTTTACGCATTCGATAAATCGGTATTTGTTGATGTGAAAACATCTAAAAAACTAAGTTTTGACAAGACCTATGTATCAATTGTAAAAAACAAGTTCGATGAGTTTTTCAAAGTATTCGATGGCAATCAAAAAGACAGCGACAAATTTGCCTTCCTAAGAGGTATGATTGATAGTGTACTTTACAAAAACGACAGTGAAATAGACCAAACTTCTGTTAATGAATTGAGAGGACACAAAGGAACTGCACAGCGTTTGAAATTTGAAGGTTGGGAATTGTTTGTTGAAGCCGTTGATTTATTCGACAAAGCAATACGTACCGAATCGGGCAATCAACTTTACTACATTGATGTGGCTGATGAAAATGGAAAAATGAGACGTGTAGCCTTAAAATATACAGACATTTAAAAAAACTCTGTGAAACTCTGTGCCAAACTCTGTGTAACTCTGTGTTACAAAAAAAACATTAATAATTATTCGTGCATTTGTGGCAAAGAAAAACAATTTAAACGACATTTAAAATAAAATTAAATATCAAATTAAAATGAAAAACAAAAAACTCAAAAAGAAACTTAAGCACTACAAAACGCTATTTCGTTACAATAGGCGAACAATCAAAGCTCAATTTGATACTATTGTAGTGCAAATGCGAAGAATTTCCGATTTGCAGCACAGAAATAGCAACTTGGAAGATGACTTAGAGAACGCCGAGCAGCTCAATAACGAACTGCAATCCATCAACGCTATAACTAAAGAACGTGAAGATGCAAAAGAAAAATCAAACGAAGCTCCAGTTTCTGAAATTAGCTTTTCTGACCAAGTCAAGAATCTACATCAATTACTTATGAATAGTTTCGAGTTGTACGATAACGAAGATGTAGATTTGTTCGACATACTTCACGAAGCTTTGTATTACGCAAAATATAACAAACGACCTGATGAGAAAAAAAAAGAAAGCATCTGCAACCCTACAGCTTCGCATTTATACTAAGCTCACACGCTTAGAAATAGATGAAATAGGAAAACAGATAGACCTCGAAGCCAGCACACAACAGATTATTGAGCTGTGGCTGCAGGGCAATACTTCCGAACAAATAATACAACAATTAAAGTAAAGCAAAAGCCTTACAAGTACCCAAAACCAAACAAAAAAAGAGATGAAAAGAGCACCACCGCCAAACTAGAATAACAGACAAACAAGGCACTCAAAACAACACAAGGTTTTTTTTATGTGAAGATTAATTTTACCTAGTCTTTTTTTGAGTTGCCTTAATAATTATTCGTGCATTTGTGGCAAAAATCATTAATAATTATCTGTGCATCTGTGGCAAAAAACATTAATAATTATTCGTGCATTTGTGGCAAAAAACATTAATCATTAAAAAAATGAACATCAAGAAATTTGCTGAAAATTTAATATCCGAAATAGAAGTATCAGACTACAAAAGCTACCAACTCTTAATCGAAGAGCGTACTTGGCAAATGTTCAGAGAGTTCTTAAATGCCGTTGCGGTGATGCAAAAGTGGCAAGTAGAGTACTTTCGCACAAAAGACAAACAAGCCTTGATACGCTCAAAGGCAAGCGAATCGGAAGTAAAAAAAATGATAGAGAATTTAAAAGCTCAAAAAGTAGAATTTGAAAAACGTAAAAATGAACAATAATGAATGAATATGTATTTACTTCACAATTATTTGTCGGTAGAATAATATTTGGCTATGATACTGATGGTACATTAATAAAATTCATAAAGGAAGCCGAATTATCTATAACTCAGAATAATTGGCTACACGACAGATTAGAAAAGCCTTCGAGGAACTTTCCTCATTTTGAACAGGATTTGCATACTACAGTTGGCAAAAGTGGAAAGGTTGAGTTGTTAATAGATGTATCCTTTGCAGCCTTTTGGGCTGTATACTCTAAAAAAGTAAACAAACTAAGAGCTGAAAAGATTTGGAACAGACTCAGCGAAGCCGACAGGCATATATGCCTCTCGAAAATAAAGCAATACAAAAATTACTGCAAAACCAACAACCGAATCCTCAAAGATCCCGACACATATTTGAATAACCGAAGCTGGGAAGATGAACTTTAAAATAATTAATAATTAATAATTAATAATTAATAATTATTCGTGCATCTGTGGCAAAAATCATTAATAATTATTCGTGCATTTGTGGCAAAAATCATTAATCATTATTCGTGTATTTGTGGCAAAAAAACAATTTAAACAACATTTCAAATAAAATTAAATATCAAAGAATAACGAACAATTTAACAATTTAACAATTTAACAATTTTATACAATGGGAAATCATTTAGTCGGTGCTATGTTTGCAACAGGATTGCAATATCTAAATAAGAATGAAATATCTAATCTTACTCAAAAAAAAGCATTGGAGATTTTAGATAAAATAGGTAAAAAAGTTATAGAAAGCACAAGTTTGGATGCTGAATTTGATGATGAAGCTAATCCTAACCAGCCGCTTGGTCAAGTAATAATAAAGGCATTTAAACCGGATTTTTTTGAAAAATGGAAAAATTTAGATGTTTTTGATGATGACGATGAAGCTGAAATTTGGTCGAATGAAGTCTATCAGCCCTTTAGAGATAGATTTGGATTTTGGTAGTTACTATCTATTTAACAATTTAACATTATAACAATTTAACAATTTAACAATTTAACCATGAAAAACAATACAACTCCAAGCCTGTTAGAGTTATCGGTTAGGGTTTACAAGTCATTTCTGAACTGGAGCTACAAAAATAAGCTCAAGCAAACCATAAAGCAAGCCGAAAGCCGCTACAAACTTACAAGGCATCACTACCTTGTATTAGCCGATGGTAAAAATATTCTTTTACTAAGCCGCCGCAAAGCAAAAGAAATGATTAAAACCAAGCAATTTGCAAACATAACAAACATAGCACAGCTCGAAAAAAGAGCAGTCTATTACACACGTTAAGAAAGCAGCCCTTTGGCTGCTTTTTTTATTTCGTTTAATTATCTTACTTTTGTAAAAAAAACAAAGGTATGGCATATTTCAAAACCAACTATCTTAAAAAAGTTCTGTTAATTCAAGAAATCTACAAAACCAATTCAAGTAGAGGCATACCCAACTCTATTATTTGGAGTGCCTACATACACCCTATATTTAACATTTCCGAGCGCACGTTCTACAATTATTTGGGCATCAATGCACGTTCCGAACTCAGGCAGCTCAATGTTAACATCGAAGCCTACTTACAAAACCTGCACGGTTTTATTCACTCCACACCAGTTCAGCCTCAAATACCTGTTTGGTAATAATCATTCCCGGTGTATTCATATTCATATCCAGTTCACGCCTTTGCATCGAATTGATGCTTTGCGTTTCCCACTCCCAACTAGCACCTTGCAAAGCCTTGTAAATAGCAATGCCCAGAGCTTCGTGTTGAGCTATATTAATGGTATTCACTTCGCCTGCGTTGTTAGTAAACGACTTATTTACAAGCAAAACAGTTATTTCTATATCTGACATTGCGCTTTGCGTACCTGCCATTTGCACCGTATTCAGAGGTTTGGAAAACTCAATAAACACCGAAGGTGTAGTATGCAAAATACTTTCGCCTTGCTGACCGTTCCACCACGTTACAAGCTTCAAGCCCACTACAGAGCTCAACATACTTTTCACAAATTCAAAAACCTTTGTTAATTCCATCTTTAATTATTAATTATTAATTATTAATTATTAATTATCCATTATTCATTATTCATTATTCATTATTTTCTCAATATCTTCCCCTACTATTTTAGCTATAATATTGTCAAGCGTTTCACTTTCGCCCGCAAATTGGCGTTTGGGCATGGTAAAGCTCTTTTTTCCAAAAACCTGAGCCGTACCACCTTCGTTGTGAATGGTTGCGTAGGCTAAATCGGAACGCACCACTACTTTGTTGGGTTCTATTGAGTAATAAAGCGATTCTTTCAAGTCGCCTGTATATCCGTTTAGTGTTTTGCGTTTGATGGCAGCTTTGCTGTAATTGGTTATCGGATTGGTTTTGCGAGCTTTGTATTTCTTTTTGGCATCGGCGCGTCGCGGGTGTGAGTTGGGTATTGTGGTGGTAGCACGGTACTCAAAACCGTACCATTCGTTACTACTTTGCTTACGTTTCGACTCAGCCCATTTTTTCAAACTTCTATCCGTAAAGCCGCCATTATCAAAACTCTTTTTAAAGTGGTTCAGAGCCTCTATGCCTACTATCCGTGGCAAGTCTTTACTAGCGTACAAACTAAGAGCCGCTGAGCTTTTTTTAAAATACTTTGCTATATCTAAAACCTGTTCCATAAATCTAATATATAAATAAAACATCTGTGCATCTGTGGCAAAATCATTAATAATTATTCGTGCATTTGTGGCAAAAAAAACTCTGTGAAACTCTGTGGCAAACTCCGTGCAACTCTGTGCAACTCTGTGTTACAAAAAACAATTTGACTTTTCTCTTTATTTCAAAATAAATTCCTATCTTTGCCGTGTCTTTCTACGGATAGATGAATACAAGCCCAACCTTTTATGTTTGGGTTTTGCGGTTTAGAAAACCAAACTATATAGCGTGTGCTTGTTGCTGCCACGGACTAATAGTTTGGTTTTTTTTGTTATTTCAAAATAAGTTTGTATCTTTGCGTTGCCTTTCCACGGATAGGTTGCCCGTAAGCCTGAATTTTTATTCAGGTTTTACTGTTTTAAAAAACCTTTCGTATTTCCTTATCACTCAATAGCCATACTTCTTTTATTATTATTCCTGTTTTCATTCTGTTATGAATTACTTGAGTAATATAATTATCAGTAACATAACCTTTGCGAGTATCTATTATTATCCTATCACTTTGGTCGCAAGCATTTTTTATCATATTACTAATTTTTCTCTTATTCCATTCCCCTACATAGCTTTTATATTCATAAAACTTTCCGTTTATTTTCAAGTCAGGCAATTTGTTTTTATAAGCACCTTCAAAGATATACTTGTAAAAAAAGTCTTTACTGTGTATTCTATCCGGCATTATTTCTACTTTATAACCCTCTTGTTTTGCAAACAAATTAGCAATTGTGCTTAAATCTTCGTAATCCGATTTGCTTTTATTCATTAAACTATTTTCTGAATAAGTACCACCGTTTTCGTATTCTTTTATAACTATTGGTTTGGCTATTTCGTTTACAATCCACCTATCTATCGCCTCCGCTTTTTTGTCGCCCATGGCTTTTATCATGGGGTGTTCGTTACTAAAAATCTCACCTGTTTTCCCTGTATTGTTTCGTAGGGCTTTGGGTGGTAATTCCAAGTTTTCGGGTACAGGGAGCGTTCCTTTGTCGCTTCGCCTTTGTTGTACCGAACATTTACAACCCCAGTCGCTGGGTGGCGTCCATGTATTCCAAAAAGCATCGTCTAAAGGTTTTATTACACCGTAGAGTAATTTGTGGTTGCTACGTGGCTCTCCGCTACTACTTGGCATATATTCCAAATAAGGGTACAAATCTTTGTCAGCCTCATATTTTTGCCAGTTTTTAGCACCTCTGGTACTGCGCACAGTATGCACATATTCGGTACGTAGCCATAAATTATTGTAAGCGTTGTTTATGGCAGGGTACGCCTCTTTTTTGCTTTTGGCTAAGAGTATTGTTTGGGTAGCCGTTTTGTAACCGCTAAATTTGGCGGCGTTGCGTTTCAACCGTTCTACAAATACAAAATCTTTGTCGTTGTATTTCACATCGCCCCACACTTGGTCTATGCCTTTTTGTAGCATTGAGTTGGTGTAGTCAAAGAGCTGTTTGTTTACTACGGTTTTGTCGGTGATGCCTTTGGCTATGGTATCAAAGTCCGTTTGGTTTATACCTAGTTTGGGTACTTTCACATCGGCATCGCTTAGCTCACTTACACCATGCACAGGGCAGCCCTTGGGCTGATAGTAAAGAGCCATGTGCAGCCCGAAAGCGGTTAAGATGTCCGTTCCGGGCTGCCTACGAAAAAAGTACGCTCAGTTTTTCGTTGGTGCTAGGTTCTATTTTCTTAGGGAGCAAATCGGTATATTGAAAAGTATAGTCGCCCAGCGGATAACCCCAAGCCACCAAAAACGGAATGAGTTTATTATTGATGAGATGTTGTAACCTACGCAAACGGCTAAAAGTATAATCATTCAATAAGCGTTCGTGTACTTCGGCACTACCCACAAAACTCTTTTCGTCAGCCGTTCCGGTTTGTCCGTTGATGAGTTTGCTAATGTTTTCATTGCAATGCGCTATGTTTTCAAGATAGATTTTATAAAAGTCCGTATTCTGTATTTGGGCTATTTCTGCTTCATCTTGGGCATTGAGTATAATGTAACCGTTGCTGGCAAAGGTGCTTGCCATTTGTTGCAACTCATCTAGTTCCTTACTATCTTCGCTAGTGGTTTTTATTTTAAGTAGAGGCATTCCGTATTTCTCACTTGCCTGCGACCAGTCTGTGCGGGCATAGTTTTTTACTATTACCTCTTTGGCAGCCGTTTGTAGCAAACCCAAATCCAGAGGATTGCCCACTTCTACCAGTGCCAACTCCGTTAATACTTCACGGTAAGCAATACCTTTGTCATCGGCAGGTTCTACCACCACTAAGCCTAGTTCTTGCTTTACGTGCTCACGTGGAATTAAAAGTACATCGCTGAACTCATTTTTTTCGTTCAGTTGCGAAAATTCGATTAAACTATGACCCCAAAATTCAGTATCTAGGGCGTACTCTATAAACGAATCGAACCAGCTTTGTGTAAAAAACACTTTTGCCTTTTCATCGGGCTTGCCGTTTTTCAATATTTCAAAATCACTTTTCAGTACCGACAGTTTAGCCGTTCTTATTTGTGATTGCAAATGACTATCTTGTAGTACACGCTCATAAATAGCATACAATTTGATACGTTGCGGAGTTTCTATATGTTGAGCCGCTTGTATCGCCACACGCAAAGCATCTAATTCAGCTTCGGCACGTATCTTTGTGGCACGTTTCAATTCAGGAGTCAAACGCCTACCTACACTGGTAGCACTTTTCAACTCCACTACTTTGGTACTTTTACCAAAAAGAACACTAAACGGATTTTTCATATCTTAAATTATAAAAACACTAATCATTATTCACTATTCACTATTCACTATTCACTATTCACTATTCATTAGATCTCATGGTTTCGTTTTGCCGAAAACCCATACCTAAAAACTCTTTTTATCTTACCATCTACACTTATTACGGCTTGCAGAGTAGTTGCCATTTTGCCTTGGGCTATTTTAGAGAGTATGGCTAACGAATCGTCATAATCTTTCACTACACGTTCCGGTAGTTCGTTATCCGGTATGTGAGCATACAGTTCGTAAACAGCTATTGACAAAAGCCATTTTTTCAAATTGCTGTGTCGTTCCGTTCCTGTCTTCAAAAGTTCTGAGGCTATATCGTACATACCACCCAGCATATCCATTACCGTGCCTATGGCGGTTGTTTCGGCAGTATCCAGTAGCGTATCATCGTTATTGGTTATCAACGCCAATATACCTGCCTGTACTTTTTGCTCTATATCTATTTTTGTCAAAAAAATCATATCTTTTTTAATTATTAATTATTAATGATTAATGAATAATTATCCATTATCCATTATCCATTATCCACTATTCACTATTCACTATTCATTATCCATTATTCATTATCCATTATTCATTATCCATTATTCATTATTCATTATCCATTATCAATTAACTACCGTATTTGTCGGGTCTTGTTTCGTATATAATTACCTGTTCGTATCGCTTGCCTTGCTACGCTCCTTGTTTCTAAATAAACAATCGCTTGGTGGTCGGCATCGGGTGCATCGTCGTGGCTTCTGTATCCGGGTTCTATTTTGTACAGTTGTTGTAAACCAATGATACAATCGGTATCGGCTTTTTTCGTATTGTCATAGAATATGCGGTTATTTTGAAAATACGGTTGTAATTCCAATATTCTATCGTATTTTTTACCTTTGGGCGTATCTATTTTTATAAGGTTCAGTTTTAGTTTGTATTGGTTTTCCGTTTCGCTAATAATGCGTTTCACTTCGTCATTCCAAAACTGACTTTCAAACTGCCATTGTATCCGTACCGTTTCGGGTAGGCTTTTTTGATATTCGCAAATCCACTGCACCGCTTCTTTCATTTTCGTTTGGCGTACAAAACTGTCGATGTACCAAAACTGCTTTATTTCCTTTTTTTCAGGTGCATACAAACCCCAAACCCTTACGGCGTTATAATCTGCCGTTTCTGTTCCGGCGTATGCTATATCCCAATGCCCTACTAGAGCTTTGAAGTGGTTCAGGCTTGGGCGTGCACCCCATTGTATTTGTTCAGGTTTAAATATTTTTCCTGTGGCGTGTGGCTGATTACAATATTCAGCTCTAGCCGACAATATGCCTATTTCTTTCTCTATTTCCTTCCAATACGTAGCCGTGTATTTTTCTCTCCAGCGTGGTAGGTGGTTAGGTAGAGTGTAAGCATCTATTTGGTGTATAGTCCATTCAGGATTCAACTCTTCCAATACCGTTTGTATCATGCGAGGGGCAAACTTATTACCTGCAAAAATAAAACGCCTTCGGCTACCGTCCATCGTAGGTATTACACTGGTGAGTATCCATTGAGCTACTTCGTCTTGTTTCTTTTCGTTGCGTAGGGTGTCTTTGTCTTCCAAGTCATCGGCTACAATGTAGTCAGGGCGTTTGTTTTTCAAACGCAAACCCCGAACATCTTGACCCATACCAAAACTTTTGCACACAAAACCGTTGGCAGTTACAAAGTAACCCTTTTCCCAGTTGCCACGTGTCTTTTGCACTCCATAGTCATTTACTATCAACGGATTTGAAAACTCCGCTTGTAGGTCAGCGATGAGTATTTTTGCTTTATCTTCGCTATTGCCTATTTGCACCATGTAGAAGATGTCGTCATTTGCCCACAGCCACATAGGTAAGAATATATCCGAAACTACTGACTTAGCATGAGCACGCGCCCACCGTTGGATAATTTTGATGCTTTTATGTTTCTTTACTCGGTTCGCAAAGTCAGTATGAAAGTCCGGGGTTTCTATAATTTTGCCGTTCTCATCTTTTAAGTAATCTGTAAAATAGTATTCTACAAACCCCTTGAATGATTTTTTAAGCGTAGCAATCCGCACTTCTTTTGCATCAGCAGTTTCATTCAGTATTCGGGCATCGCCTTTTTTGTAGTGGTCTAGTCGTGCCTTGTACCGTTCCTTGGCTATTCGTATTTCGGTGCTACTTGCCATATAATTCGACTACATTTTGAAGTAAATAATCTTGAAACTCGGTACTGATTTTCATCAATTCAGGGTATCGTTTATCAAAGTGCGAAAAAACGATTTCCATTACTTTCATAAAGGTAAGTTGGTTTATTTCATTGTCTTTTTTTATGGTAGTAAGGGTCTTATTCCATTTACTGATGGCATCGTCTATTTGAGCTGTTTTTTTGCGCAAATCTATTATTACGTCAGTATCTTGGCTTGTTTTCTTCTGCTCACTCATGATTTGCTCTTGCAAGCGGATTCGTTCCTCAGCCATGTCGCTAATGATTTCTATGATATTCAGCTCTCTTTTTTCTATCTTGCTATGTTTCGAGGTGCGCAGTTCTCTCCATTGTCCGGCACTTACCCACCTGTTGATGGTTTTATCACTTGTTTGCAAACGTTCGGCTATTTCTTTGGCTGTATAACCATTTTCTATATACAATACTTTCGCTATATCGCGCTCTTTTTTCTTTGCCATTTTTTTTCACGTGTTAAAAAAAATTTTCGCAAACGTAAAGCCTTTTTATCTGTTTTTAACAAAAGTACTGCAACCCTTGCAGTCATCACTGCAACAGTTGCAGTACTTTTTGTTTTCCAATCCTTTTTTTCTAAAACTTTACACTCAAATTAATTAAAACGCAACTGCGTAAGAACAAAAAAAACTGAAAATCATGTAATATGCCAGAAAACAAAAAAACAACCTTCATTCTTTCCGACGAAACCTTGAATTTGTATGGCTTTTGGGTCAAAACCAGTGGTATTGATTTGGTGCAATTTCGCAAAAATCCTGTCATGCTATACGACCATGAACGCTATGGACAAATGCCAATAGGCAAGTGGACGGATATACGAATAGAAGATGGCAAACTGTTAGCTTCGCCCGAGTTTGATGCAAACGATGAGTTGGCTCTCAAAATTCAAAGCAAAGTAGAGAATGGTTATTTAAACGGAGCTTCCATCGGGTTTAAACCGCTTTTACTGTCCGACAAAAAAGAGGATTTAATCAACGGACAAACCAGACCTACTGTTTTAAAATCCGAAATTGTAGAAGTGAGCATTACGCCATTCCCTGCCAACAAAAATTCTTTGAAATTACAAAACCAAAACGGCGAATTAGTCAAACTATCAGCCAACGAACTCAATACATTAATCCCAATCCTTAGAAACATGAAACAAATTACTGTAAAATTAGGTTTGCCCGATGGTGCAACCGAAGAGCAAATACTAAGCGAAATAGCAAACTTGCTTTCTTCCAAAGAAAATGCCCAAAAACAACGCAACGAAATGTTTATTCAGTTAGGTACTAAAAATGGTACGGTTACAGATAAAAACAAAGACAAAATGCTCAAATTAGCCGATGCTGATTTTGAACTGGCATTGGACATTATCGACAAAGAACCGCAAACCGAACCAAAAGCCGATACTAAAACCAATGATTCTGATGTGCGACTGTCCGAAGTACTTAAAAACTTAGGCAACGCCAAAACCGTTACTTCAAAATCATTTCGAGAACTTGCCAACGACGAACCGCAAACTTTGGAAAAACTTTTTACCGAAGACTTCGACCAGTTCAACAAACTCTACAAAGCCGAATACGGACACGACTACAAATAATGAATAATGAATAATGAATAGTGAATAGTGAATAATTAATCATTAATCATTAATCATTAATCATTAATCATTAATAATTATTTGTGCATTTGTGGCAAAATAAAAAACAAAAGCCGTTAAGCCCCTCTTAGGGGTTTGGGGTCGAATCATTAACAATTTAACAATCAAATAAACATGAAACTAAAAATTATCTTTTCACTTTTACTGGCATTAGTCAGTTCTTTATTAGTCGGTTCGGGCATTGCTATGGCTACCGGCATCGACCCCATGGTTACATCTTCGGGTGTATTTATGGCAAGCACTCTTTTTTCTGTGGCTATGCCTACCAACGCTTTGTTTGGCGCAGTGGTGTTCAAAACGGCGTATGTCGATGAACTCTTGAAACAATTAAAAACGGTCAAAGGCGACTTCCTGAGCCGAATACCCGATGTTTCTAATCTTTTGCAGGCGAATACTATTAACTACACCAAGATAGGAGCGAAACCTAGTGTACTCATCGACAATAGTGTATATCCTATTGCATCGGCTAGTAGAACCGACGATGGAAAAATAGTAAGCCTACGCAAATTAACCACACAAGGTACTATCATTACCCGCGACGAAATTCACAATTTGCCTTACGACAAAAACAATTCGGTAATTTCTCAGCACAAAGAAAGTCTTCTTGAAAGTTATTACGAACTAGCATTGCACGCCTTCGCACCGAATGCCAACACAACCGCCATGCCTGTATTGGCTACAACTGGAGCGAGCGATGGTACCGGACGTAAAAGATTACTTAAAGATGACTTAATAAAATTTCGCCGTGCATTAACTGAAACGGGGGTTGGCGAGTGTGATTTGGTATTATGTCCCGAACATGTCGAAGATATTATGTTATGGTCGCAGGTGTTTGAAAACCAATACCACAACATCGTTTCAGGTATTATTTTGCCTATGTACGGTTTCAATATTGTACCACCTCAAGGCTATGCACCTGTTTACAATGCGGGTACTAAAGTTGCTTACGGTGCAGCCGCCAACGCAGCCCACATGAAAGCATCGGTGGCTTATGTTCCTAAACGTATGTTCCGTGCCTACGGCGATGTAGAAATGTTCTACACCGCAGCCACAGCCGCATACCACCAAGACGAAGTAAACTTCGATGCCTATTTCATTGCAGCCCCTAAAGACGACGAAGGTCGCGGTGCTATCATTTCAGGCACTGTCTAAATAGCCAATTGATACGATGACTCAAAGTCATCGTATCAATAGTTCAAACCTTATTCCTAACTCCTAATTCTTAATTAAAATGAAAAACTCAACCATAGAAAAGGCAAACAGCATTTTGAAAACAAACAATGCCAAGCAGTGTTTCATCACTTCCGATGAGCAAATTTTCTTAAACGAAAACCGTGCGAAAGCCCATGCCAATACAAACAACCTAACCGTTGAAACGTATTTAGGCTCTCAAACAACCGAACCAATCGAACCAACCGAACCAATCGAGCCCAAAGCCGAACCAACCGAACCAATCGAACCAATCGGAACAATCGAGCCAACGCCCGAAACAAAAGAGGCAAAGCCTTCTAAAAAAAACAATTCTTAATTTTTAATTCTTAATTCTTAATTCGTAATTAATTATGGCTTTACCAAACGTAAATATAGCAATATCTGGTGGCGGTTTAGGGCAAACAGCTCCTACTCCTGATGCCGTCGCCGGTCTTATACTTTCGGGTGTCGAAGTACTCGGTAAAATTGCTCTCTTGCAGCCCAAACAGATTTTCAGCATCAAACAAGCCGAAGCTTTAGGTATTAATGAAAGTTACGACACCACCAATACCGTGGACACATTCCGTCAAATTTCCGACTTTTACGCACAGGCGGGCGAAGGGGCTGAACTTTGGATTATGCTGATTGCAAAAACCGCTAAACTTGAGGACGCATTAAATCAAACCCAAAACATAGCAAAAAAATTACTCGACACTGCTTCAGGCAAAATACGAATACTAGGAGCTTCACGTGTTCCCGATGTTGCGTATGTGGAAGAGAATGTAACCTATGGTTTTGATAAAGATGCTTTCTTAGCCATTGCTGAAGCAAGCGTTTTAGCCGAAACTTACAAACAGGCAAAGAAACCTCTGGTTGTTATTATCGGTGGTCGAAACTATTCCGGTGCAGTTGCCGACTTAGACGATTTGCACTTACTTTCCAACAAAAGCGTTGCAGTTGTTTTGGCAGGCATTGGCTCTACCAAAAAGAACGCTGCCGTAGGACTTACATTAGGTCGTTTGGTTGCCGTTCCGGTGATGCGAAACCTTGGGCGTGTACGCGATGGCGACTTAGGTATCAATTCAGCGTATTTGTCAAATGGTTTGTCTATCGAAAGCCAAGAGGCTGACCTCGCCGCCATTCACGACAAAGGATACATCGTGTATCGTTCATTCGTAGGCAAAGCAGGTTATTTCTTTACTGACGACCCAACCGCATGTTCTTTGGCTGACGACCTACAAGGCATTGCTCGAAACCGAGTGATTAACAAGGCTATTGACTTGGCTTACGCTTACTTTGTAAACGAAATCAACGACGAAATTCCATTAAAAACCGATGGCACACTCGAAACCGGATATGTCAAAGGATTAGAAGC